GTCATCGAAGACGATGCCACCAGTGGCCTTGTCCTTGTGGTAGCCGTTCTCCACGATGGCGGCTCCGATGGACGTACCCAGCTTGGTCCCGTTCTGGATAGCTTCGTAGGTCTTGACGGCTCGCTCGTTCGACTCATTCAGTCGAATGTCGAAGTCTAGATCCCACACATCAAGGTCACGCTGCACAACCGCAACGGCCTCGACCGACCCGAAGACATCCTCAGGAACCTTGTAGGAATGATTCAGAAAGATGGTCAGGTTGTCCTTGGCCGAATCAGCCATCTTGCGGATGGCCTTCTCGGTCATCACATCGCCAGACCGATCGCGGATCGTAGAAGAAGCGACTGTCTTCAGCCGCTTCTGCCCCTCTACTTCGTATGCCTTTAGCAGGCCCGAGTAGATATTGAACTTGTTCTCAGGCATCGATTTCCTCTCCATACAGCGCCGCACGGCGGCGTGCGCATTCAAGATGAATGCTTGTCACGCACCGACTGCGGAAGGCTGCTGTTGCGCAAATGCGGCATCAACGCCCTCCTTGAGTTCCGCGATGTACTCATCAAATCGGTCAGCCGCGTAATCCCAGCTAAACGACTTAATGATGTGGTCTCGCCCTGCTCGACCTCTATCGCGCCGCCAACCTGCCGATAGGTAGGCGTGTTCAATGGCTTCCGCGAAGGCTTCGATGTCAGCGAGCCACTGGTCTTGTCCAGAAGGAACCGTGATCTCACGCTGAGGATCGATGAGCTGGCCGCCTGGGCCCACAACTTCAGGGATAGCCGAGACGTTCTGTGCAATGACGGGCAGACCCACCGACATCGCCTCAGCGATGGTGAGCCCGAAGCCCTCACCTCGCGACGTGCTAATGAATAGATCTGCCGCGTTATAAAGACAATTCAGATCCGCCTCGTCCCATCCGATGAAGGTATTCAGCAGGTCTGGGAGAAAGAAACGATTCGATGTATCCGGGTCGCGCGATTTCAGCGCTCGGATGTCCACGCCCATCGTGTCTCCCATGCCCTGGCAGTGGAAGTGAACAATGATGTCGCGGTGGCGGCGCATGACGGGCACGAGTGCCTTCCAGCTCGCCGGGTAATCCTTGCGGCCACTATTCCGATCCACCCGAAGTATCAAGAATGAGTCTTCTGGATACTGGAAGGCGGCCTTGGCCTCACGCTTCGAGGTGACTGTTAACCCGGTACTGGTGTAGATCGGTCGCTCTTTGCTGACCGGGTAGAACACATCGGTATCGACGCCGTGATACACCACCGGTGCATCCGGCTCCATGAACGCATCCCGTCCAAACTTGGTCATCGCGACAGGCTTGGTGACCTTGTTGAGGATCTTCCAGCCCGGTGGCGGGTTGTGACCATCGATCGGCATGTACGCAATCAGCGGGCGGTACTGCAGGAGGTACCTGTCCTTGTCGTAACCGTTATCGAACAGAAGATTGCTGATAAGCGCCGGGTCATTGAGAACAACCACGACATCCGGCTCGACATTGCCCAGCATCTCGATGATGCGGCTCTTGCCGTAGAAATCGTTCTGCAGCAGCTTGGTTGGTCGATAGAGCTTGACCTTAGTGGCGAAGTGGTCGCCCTGGTAGTTGGTAGCCAGACAATGTATGTCGTGGCCCTTATCAACTAATCGGTCCCCAATGGCGTGCGTTACACGGGCGAAGCCTGTATGACAGCCCGCATCCCCGAGCCATAGAACCTTAGCCAACCCTACCTCCACGCCCGTTTAGCGACGGACTGATGGTTCATCCTTGTCGAGATCTGCAATGAATCGGGAATAAATCCCGATCATGTTCTCCAGCTCGGGATTGTGTTGATCGGCCATGCGCTCCATCATCTCGCGCAGCTCCCAGAGGAGAAGACGCATCCGAGGGAGATCTCGGACAACGATGCGCGCTACATACTCAGGCATGGCCGATCAAAGACAGAACGGCCAAGACACATGGCCGTCCGTTCGGCGGTGCGATTCAGCGCAACTTCTTTAATTGACGCTGAATGTATCACGTGTCAGCCCGCTCCCCGCTCTTCACCAAGACGCCGGTCACGAGCCGGGTCTAAAACGTCAAAGGATGTGCTGACGATCTTCTTACCAGTTCGGAGCGGGTCACGCGTGAAAATTTCAACCTTCACGGTTCCAGCTCCACGAGTGCGCCACACCACATGCGCATCGCCGTTGGGATCACTCTTGTGAGTGAGCCACGTCTCTGGCTCTGCACCAGTAAGATGCCAAGTCAGTCCTGAATTCACAGGAAGGCCAGAAGCCTTCATGGTGTACTCAAGATTGACGTTCGGAGTAGCCGGTTCCACCACAATGGCAGTGTCGGTATCCTCTGGCTTCTCGGCGTCCTCCGGAGTCAATGGCGCAGGCCATAGCTCTGGGTGGGGGGCGCTGTTGATCTGGGCAGTCTTGCGCTTCGGATCTCGCGCCGAAGCAAAGGTGTCATCCGTATTGGCTTCCGTCGTCTTGGTCGTAACGACCATCTCTCTCTCCTAGATCATTGGATTGAGTCGTGCCACGGATCAGCAAGAAGCCGCCATACGGCGGCCCCTTACTACTCGACCGTGACGGCCAGCGTCGCGGCGTCGGAATCCTCTTCCTCGTCATGCAGACGAACAGTCCAGCTCCCCGCCAGCGGGAAAATGAAGCTGTTGTAGATGTGCTCACCGTCTGCGCTGACATTGAACAGATAGCTATAGCCGGATCCGATTAGCGTGGCCGCTTCAGCCGGAGGCGTAAACCGGATGCGGTAGCGCTTCTGTGTCCCGTCGTCGTTGTTGACATCGGCACCAGTCACGGTCACCCGGCAGGCGTCCAGTCCAGCGGTGATCTCGCCTGACTCAGGGAAGATGCTCAGTGCTGCTGCCATTTACTTCGTCTCCTTAGGCTTCGCGACCTTTGCCTTCACACCGGCACGGATGTCGATGTCGGTCGCGTTTTCACGATACTGCTGCTCCCAAGTGCGCGGAGCACTCATGCCCGCCCACTCACTATTGTCACGCCGCATATTGACTGCCGCGCGCGTCGTCGCATTGAAGTCATGCGTCTCTTCGACCTCGTCGCTATCGAGCGACTTCGCGCCAAGGTAGGCCTGATCGGTCTGAGAAACGCGTTCCTTCAGGACGGCCTTTGAGTCACCGCCCTTCCCGTCATCCTTACCGACTGGAGCTTCCTTATCGGAAGGGCTCTCCTTGACGGCCTCGGCTTCGGGGCTCTTGTTCTTCGTAGCCATGTCACTCCTCGTTTGCAAAGGCCAGTCGTTTAGCCTCGGGCCACCAGGGGTATCTGGTCACATAGTCCCAGCCATGGCGGTTAGCTACAGCAACGCACGCATCATGGATCATCGTCAGGTTGTGGCGATCCCAACCCGGATTGCCCTGACCGCGCTCGAAGTACCTGAGATAGTCCTGCACCATTTCGTCCAGCGAACGTTCATGACGAATATGGCCGATGGGCCACCAGATACCGTTGCTGCTCATTGGTCGCGAATGGAGCGTATGCGGCCATCCCAGCTTGCGCTGAAACAACCGCAAATGCCCGTGCTGCTCGTCGTATTCGATGTCCTCGATGAGAGACACGAACGGTACCCACACCGAGTCGGCTCCCACCTTGTGCGCATATGCAGTCGCACTCCATAGAGAATCAAGCAGGTCGTCCGAAGGCATTTCGTCGCCTGCTACGACGAAGACCCAGTCGGTTTTTGCGGCGCTGATCAGCATTGGCATGCTGGCGTCGCCGAAACCCCAGTGGCGATCTGGGATGACCTGATCTTTCTCCGTTGCGTACTTCTGCACGATGTCAAGGGTTTGGTCCGTTGACTCCTGGACCCCGATGACAAACCGCTCAAAGTACGGACGACATCGATCGAGGATGCTTCCGATCCTCGCTTCCTCATTCCACAGCACCATCACCAGCGAACAATCGGTGTAGGGATGTGGATTCGGATAGGTAACACCGGTGTAGCCAACTATCTCCGGGATCGTCTGGTGTGGAATCTCCCGGAATTCGCTCACGCTGGCACGTCGATGGTCACCCAGTCAATCAGGACGTGGGCCTCGCGCCCGTCGCCCAGCGCAACACCGATGGCGGTCTCGTTCTGGATGATCCAGTGAACCGGGCTCTTGCCGATCAAGCTGGCGTTGTCGTTACGACCAAGGACCTTTCCATCGATCTCGACAATGACGTGGTGACCAGACACGAACTCGATGGTGTAGGTGTGCCAGTCGTAGATCGAGGCGTCGCTGGCGAAGTGCTTGCCCGAACCTCCGTCGAGCAGATGCAGCCATGCATGGGCCTCCGAGCCAGAATTGAGACGAGTCTCGGGGTGATCGATCTCCTGCGACCGAACGACGCCGTACTTGGCAACCATGTGTGCGATCTTGAAGTCGGGCGCAGGCGCAAGGACCTTCATACACTCGGTAACACGCAGCGAGAGGGGCGCGGTCGCGGCGTCGTTACTCGGATTCGGGGCCTTGTTCATTGGACAGCCCATGACGTACAGGCCGTCAGGCGTTCGCCGCATGCGCGAGTCAAGCAATGAGTCGTGCTGACTGATTTCTGACAGACGGTACGTGCCCCGCTTCGAGGTATCGACGCCGGAGGCGCGGCCCATCATCACGCCCTGTGGATCACCGGTCCACGAGCCATGCGGAATGTTGTCATCGAAATGACTGAACCCGACACGGCGCCAGCCAGTCTTGACAGTCGGGACTGCGATACCGGACGGACCCGCTCCAGGTTCCGGAGGAGGTTCGGGGACCGGTTCTGGGTCGGGCTCCGGATCAGGGGTTGGCTCCGGTTCGCCATGACGGTGATCGGCCAGTAGCGTCTCTGCCGCCGCGACTCGCGCGGCAAGAGCGTCATGCTCGGCGCGTGTAACCATCGGCTGATCGGTTGCGTGAGCCTCGTCGTGCCACGATGACATGCCGACGATCTGCGGATCGGTCATCTAATCCTCCTCAGGGGGCCATTGGGGATACGGTCGAGGAGGCCATTCTGAAAAGCTTGGCCACTCGGCTTCGTCTGGATACGACACGCGCTGTTCTCGTGTTTTGGCCGGAACTCCCATAACTCGTGCGGTTGGGGGTACGTGGTGAGTCACCACGGACCCAGCGCCGACGATGGAATCATCACCAAGGCGCACGCCTGGGAGCAGAAGAGCGCCACCGCCAACACGAACGCGATCACCAATCTTCGGACCAACAACCTCCCCTCCTCGCTGCATCGAGTTGTCGTTCATGGTGTAAACGCCAACGCTGATGAACGATTCATCCCCGATGACGCAGTCGAACGTGATGTGCGAGAGGTCTACGATCTTGACGCGTTTCCCGATCCTGGCGCCGTTCTGAATAGTGGAGTTAGACCCAACTACTGTCTCTTCATCGATGGTGGTGTTCTCGCGAATCTTTACGCCATCTCCGATCAGGACACGCTCACCAATACTGGCGCCCTTGTAGATGACCGAGTGGGCTCCGATAACGGTTCCGCTGCCGATGATGGTTGGCCCCTCGGCCCTGGGTACGCGGGCGATGACTCCAGCCGCCATAGGAGGCTTTCCGATATAGGCGCCCGCAAATATCGTCACTCCAGATCCAATATGGGCATCACCCTCGATGACGACGTACGGTCCAATATTGGTTTTCGTCCCGATAGATGCGTGGGCCGAAATTACAGCTGTCGGGTGAATAGTCATGAGCGCTCCTGACGGAATCTGACTCGTAGTTCAGGCATGCTGCCCGTCTCCTTGGAATCCACCCACACCACACTGACGCAGCGATACTGCTTATCCATGAGTACGACCGTTTCCCCCACGATCGGCATAGGCTGGGTAGCCTCAGTGTGTCCAACCACTGGCTCTTCTTGGCGTCCCATTTAGCTATTCCTCACCGGTTGTTTAGGTGTAGCGGGTCGCGACTCAGCCGAAGCACCGGCGCCACCACGACGAGCCTCTAGTGCTTCACGAGCGGTTGGAATATCAGCTAGAGAGACAGCCCCCACTGGCGTACTCATGATCAATGCATCGAAGTCATCTCCGAGTGGCTCTCGGCCCTCGGCAATGCGCATCTCATTGATAGTTCGCCATGGCACTCCAGCTCCAGCCAGCTTGTCGATCTGAGCACGGGCGGTTGATTCCTTCAGGTTCAGACTGGTGAAGCGGAACGCCAGATTGTTGCGCTGACCGCCAAACATCGGATCCCACACGATTTCACGTGTGATGTAGTCCTGAATCAAGCTGAGCAGAGGCCGAAGACCTCTGTCCTCTGTCATCTCCGACTGCACCTCTGAGGTGCTGCGGTTCACGTCCATGGTGATGCCGAGGTCCTGCGGGGACAGGCCAAACACAGCCGCTATCTTCCGAACCAGGTAGATCTGCCACTCCAGGAACTGCATGTCCTTGTTGTTTGGCCGGAACGGAATGAACTGCGCATTGCGTGTCCCACCCAGGAATGCCACGGCACCCTTACCAGCGACCTCTGTCAGCCAATACGCCTTGAATGCGTCAACGGTGTCCTGATTGGCATCTTCACCCAGATCAAGGATTCCATCCGGGGCGGCGGAGGTGACCTGACGACGGTTGTACTCATGGCCCGATAGCTCGGCGTCGATGGTCATCTTCAGTGTTTCGAGTGGGGACAGTCCTACCACGCTATACGAGCGCGGGTTGGACATGACGTACACCAGCTCGTCATTGAGGAACGGGACGGACTGCGCATCCATCTGCATTGCGCCAGTTGGATAGAACCAATAGCGCGGCTCGTTCGGATCACCGTCCCAGGTGGCACTGACCTTGACCTTGCCACCATCTACCGGCCACAACTCCATGACCTCACCACGGATGTTGGGCACCTTCTCAATGGCACCTGCATCAAGTACCAGAATGTCTTCGATGACCGGCTCAATGAACGAGCGGAACGAGTCATCTCGGGCATTTGGCGTCTCGATCAGTCTTTTGATGCGCTGTGCAAGGCGCTTGTTATCGACCTGCAGGTTCGGATCAGCAGGCACGATGTCCCACTCAGCACTGGATACCTGCGTCTTGCGGATCTGAACCGCAGCTCGAATCCACTCGGAATGCTCCGCCCAGTTGCGAAACAGCTGAACATGGCCCTTACCAACGCGCTTGCCCTCGGGGAAGGCAAGCGCAGCAACTGCTTCTGGAACTCGCTTAGGTGAAGTGCGCAGTGCTCCCCGCACCACCTCTAGCCAACCCATCAGCGATGCTCGCGGAAGTGGCGCATGGTGATATCTGATTGGATCTGATTAAGGCGATCTCGCACGATCTTTTTCTCAGCCAAGCGCACCGCCTCTTCATACGTGAACTTGTGGGTATCAAGCCCGGACATCATGTCACGCACGTGATCTGGCACATTGCGTGGTCCATCACGAAATTCAACTTCAGCCATTAACCCAGATCCCTCCCCACTTCAACTGTGAGATACCCGTCATTGGGGACAGTCTGCTTGCGCCCATCCGACCACTCGATCTCGAACTCAGCGTTGTAGGTACCTGCTACGCGGGTGTCATCAAGTGCCCAGTCGTATCGCACCGTCCCAGCAGAAGCACTCACAACTACTGCTGCGGCATCCACGATCTGCGCCATCTTGAACTTCACAGCACTTGCGCTGGTCAAATTGATCGCGTTCCCAGAGTGATCTACCAAAGTCGCCTGTAACGACGGTCCTCGGTCACCACGCTTGATGTAGAAGTCACTCAACTGGTGTTACCTCGGCTTCGGTGGGCGTCGTGGTTGCCACTACTCGTGTACGTGATGGATCGACTGTCGCAGATCCACTCGACCGCGCCGTGGCATAGGTATACGGGTTACCGACTTGTACCGAGCTGCGCGATCCACCTGCGATGACCGATATGTGCGGCAATGGCAGCCGCAGCTGTACAGATGCCGCGCTCGCCCCGTTCGCGAATCCATAAAGGCCGAGATGCCTACCAAGGAAGGCCGACCCCGAAGACGCCCCTTGTGCTAGCCCCGCGAACGATCCAAACTCGACCAGGAACGTGGCGTTACCGGTTGCGGTACCTTCCGCTACCCCGGTAAACCCTACGGCCTTGAGAATTGCTCCTTGTGCGCTCGCTGTTCCTGTTGCCGATGCAAATAGCGGTACAGATCCGCTGAACGTACTCGCGCCAGTGCTTTGCCCATTGCTGTCCGCGTGTAGCGGCACAGATCCGGACAGCTGCGCCAGCGACGCAGATGTACCGTCCGCAGAAGCCCGCAACGCAATTCCGAGCGTTGGAGCACCTGCTGCTGACGAAGTGGCATCAGCGGTTCCTCTAAGAGCGACCTGTCCCTCGGAGAACAGGACGCCCGCCCCAGTTGAAGCACCGGTAGCTGCACCTGCCAGCCGGATCTGGACTGACGCTGCTGCCGTTCCGCTGCTTGCCCCGGTGGCCGAAGCCGCGAGCGGGACATCTCCTGATAGATGCGCTGTCCCCGCAGAGACACCATCGGCTGAGGCTGCTTGCAGGACACCCCTACGCAGGAATGCCAGACCACTAGAAGTTCCGGTCGCTGTCGCAAATAGACCGATCCGGCGAGTAAGCGCTCCGGTTGCACTGGAAGTCCCTGTCGCTTCCGAGACCAGTGGGACACTTCCAGAGAAGGTGGCCGCTGCTGAGCTTGTTCCCTCTGCCGCTGCGACAAGAAGTACGGATCGCCGTAGGCTAGCCAGACCACTCGATGTACCGGTGGAGGCAGCGGATAGCCCAATCTGGAGAGTAACATCGGCCGCGCCAGTGGCGGTCCCGCTAGCCTCGGCCCGAAGTGAAACCGATCCACTGAAATCGGCCGACCCACTCGATGTGCCAGTGGCCAAGCCGGATAGCGGAACCGCCCCAGTAAGGTGAGCATCTCCACTGCTTGTCGCTGTCGCTGCTGCAGCAAGCGGCAGAGCCCGAGAGAGTATCGCCGCCCCAGAGGATGTCCCGGTCGCACTCGAACTCAGCGGCACCGCGCCTGAAAGATGAGCAGAACCAGCACTCGTTCCCGTAGCCGCTGCCGCTAGTGGCACCGTACCCGAGAGATCTGCCGTCCCAGAGGACGTACCGGTGGCAGAGGCTGTTAATGGAACTGACCCTGAAAGTCTCGCCGCCCCTGTTGAAGTACCTGTCGCCGCAGCAGCAACCTTGAGAGCGATACGGGCGAACCCTGTACCGCTCGCTACGCCATTGGCGTCACCCTGCAGGAACCGATCGGTGCCTGCCAACAGGATGCCCAGCCCACTCGATGTGCCATCAGCAGCGGCACGTAGACCGATCTGGCGCGTAGCAATGGCTGACCCGGATGAGGTCCCTGTTGCATTGGCTGCGAGCGGTACCGCACCGATGAGACGCGCCGAGCCAGTAGAAGTGCCAGTTGCTGATGCCGCCAGCGGCACTGCCCCAGCGACTTGCGCACCATACGCAAGAGCGATAGAAACCCAGCGCCATGAACTGGAGAGCGTCGCACTATTGGTCTTGCTGGCGGTGTCACCAGGGTTGACGATGTTCGTCGCCACCAACCGCAAGCGCTCGTTGTTTGCGCCACCGGTGGACTGGTCGCGACCCAGCTCAGAAAAGTCGCCGGTTAGCGTAGTAGTCGGGATGTTCTGATGAGCGATGAAGCCGACGAGGTACTGCGAACCCGAGGCACGCGTCCCGGTCGAAACGGTCGGTGAGACGCTGAAGCCATGGGCTGCGACATCGACATCGACTACTAACTCAGCGCCGTTGGCATCATAGAACTCGACTACACCGAGAACGGCCTGTGCTGAAGGAATCGTCCACGAGATGCTGGAAGGCTCCGAAGCCTCCGCGATCTTTTCCCAGACCCGGACGACCAGGTCCATATCGGTTTCATGCGGCTCAACCGTCTGGAGCCCGGTGCGTTCCGTCCAACCCGAAGGTGCGGTCCAGCCAGTAAGGGTGTCTGTACGGACCGCGACGGCAGCCACCATTCGATCGCCAGCCGTCGGCGGGCTGGGCATGGTGACGCTGACGCTGGTATTACCAGTGCCGTTGTCGTTTACGGCGAACTGGCGGTGGGTAGGCTCAACTTCAGGTGCGACACCTGCTGGTTGAAAAAGAAGCAGGAGACTCATGTTCGACTCCTGCTAATCAGCCGTAGTAACCACCGCCGATGTATGCCGGACCCACGTCTGCCACGGGAGCCGCCCATATGAATCCGCGTATTCCAGCGCCCCAGTCGCGAGATGTCATGCCTGTCTTCGACAGCGCACCTGACGCCGGGGCAGCGAGGATCGAGTAGGCCGATGACACGGTCACGTTGCTGTTGGCCGGGTTACCGGTCGTGCCAACACGCTGCCCGTTCGTGGCCGGGAAGGACCACGTTCCAGCGGTGTCACCCGATGGACCTTCTGTGCCGACCACGCCGACGAGAACCGATTCACCTACGGGCACGGTGACCGTTGCTGTTGACGCTGCCGTGCCCGCCCCGGTGTTGGTCGCGTTCTCGCCGGGGCTCCAGCTCTGCCCGCCGCCGGTGACGCTGGATCTGAAGGAGTCAGCAACCATGGCCTTGGCGACGAGCGCGGCGGCCCACGTAGCGGTGATCGTCCGGCTCGCGGTCGCGTCGGCGATGCACCACGCCAGCCGCGTACGAACGCCAGCCCCAAGGACCGGGTCGCCCAGCGTCATCGCCTGCGTCCCCCAGAAAACGCTGTCCAACGTCTGGTCGTCGTACGCGAGGTATGCAACCAGCAGGTCGTTGATGTTCAGCGACTGCGCCGCGATCTGAAGGGTGGTGCCCGAGGTCTTGCTGGTCGCTGTTCCGCGAGCGGTGCGGGTGACTGCCACGGGCTAGACCTCGTAGCCGAGCACGTTTACCGTAACGGTCATGCCTGCGCTGGTCGTAACGCGCACCACATGGTCAGCGGCACCCATAGCGATCACGCCGTTGGCGTAGCCCATCACCACGCCGGGCTTCGACGTGGACGACGGCGCGAACTCGCCATCGAATACGGCGATATCCGTGCCCCGGGTATAGGTCGTGTCGCCTGACGCCCCGAACCAGACCTGAATCGATGCGGCGGTGGTGCCGCCAGCCTGAATCTGGATGCCGGTCACGACGATGCGCGTGCCAGCAGCAGGCGTCCACAGAGCCACTCCGGTCTGTGCGGTCGTGTACTGGGCGACTTTGTTGGTGAAGGCGTAGCCGACCTTGTGCGGGATGTCGGCGACGGCCTGAATGCCGGTGTTGGCATCAGAAGCGGGCAGGCCGCCGATAGAGCGCAGGCGATCCCATGCGGCGCCGTTGAAGATCATGGAGCCAGCGCCCTGCAACCCGGTACCACCCAACGAGTCGGTCGAGGCAGTGCGAACCCGATCCCACGTGCTGCCGTTGTAGATCAGATTGACGGCACCCACACGGAGGGAGTTACTTCCGGCTTGGCCGAAAGTTGCGATCGCCGAGTACATGGCGGTGTTCGAGCCGCCGTCGGAGGGGGTCGCCGAGCCGTTGACGATGAATGTCGATAGCGTCCGACCATACACGTCGTAGAGCGCGTCCACTCGGTTATCGGCCGCCACTGCCGTGGGTGCGAAAGACGAAGCTGCCTTACCGCCAATCTTGACCGGGTTCCCGGCATCTACGCCATCGTGAGCTACGTTGCCCTGAGCGAACAGGCCGGACGTATTGCCGCGCAGTCGGTCCCACGAGGTGCCGTTGAAGACAGAGGGGAAAACTGAAAGCGAGCGTAGGTTGCCACCCGCTGAAATTGGGATTGATATCTCATTGACCAATCCGTCGGAGCCGTTAGCGGTATAGGTTGCGGCAACCAGTTGCTCTCCTGAGAGGCTGAAGGCGGCCTCGACTCTATCCCCCTCCGCTACGAGCGCAGTAGCGCCATCTGTGTACGCCTTGCCGCCGATCTTGACGGGGTTCCCGCTGTCAGCGGCGTCGTGAGCAACAGCACCTTGGGCGAACAGGCCAGCGGTGTCGCCGCGCATACGGTCCCATGTGGTGCCGTTGAACACGAACGGCATCGACCCCCAGCCCTGCTGTCCACTGATCCCATCGTTTACCGATGTAGAGCCGCGCGCATTCCCAGCGTCATCGAGCGGAAGCACGGCGAGCGCCTGCGTGGTGGAATCAACATAAGCCACGTCCGCCGCAGTCGTCGGGTCACCGACGACAACGACCTGACGATGCTCGTCAGATCCGGCACCGACGGTGCGGGTGTCTACCTTCGTGCCTGATCCAGCTGTGATCTGAACGTCAGCGTCAGCCATCCGGTGCCTCGGTCAGAGCCCGTGTCTGCGAATCGATGGTATAGGCCTTATTGGGATCAAGACCCTTCGACTCGATCATGTGACGCACAAACAAGTTCCGTTCACTGATGAGCAGTTCGACCGTACGCTGATAGAACCGGATCGTGTCGGTACGCGTTGCCAGCTCAGCCGACTCCTCATCAGTCAGAGAGGGGGCACCCTTGGTCTGCTTGGCCATGACTAGTCCTCAGTGATATCGAGATCCCCGATCGCAAATGAGGCGGTATCGCCATCGTTCACGGCCTTGTTGGGTGTCACTGGGCCCCAATACAGCAGATTGCCCGACGTTGAGGCGTCAAAGATGCCGAAAGCGACCACGGTGCCCCAGTTACCACCTGATGCAGCCGGAAACGTAATAGCCGTGCCGTTTGCCTTTGCACCACCAGACGCCGCAGGCCAGTTAGTGGCGTTGTTTGTCACCGACACACGTGCGTAGGCATTGCCTGACACCTCGGTACCGCCACCAGTATCTGAAGGCGTCACAGTGAACAGCGCGATATGCGTGTTGGCAGGAGCCGAATATGAGGCGTTGCCAAGAACGTGATCGAGCAGCTCGTTTTCCAGGAAATCCGACTTACCGCCAGCCATTTCTTACCTCTCTAAAGAACCAAAGAACAGACCCTTGCGCGTTCCGAGATCCATTGAAAACCCGAGGGCATCAACCATGTCGTCGTGACCCTTCGGGAAGCTGAGGAGTTCCGTCTCGAAATCTCCCCCCGCCATCGAGCGCCGGTGGTAGACCTTATGTGCCTCGTACTTCGCTGCCACTGCACGCGCTCGCGATGTCTTATCAACATCGGTCTTCTTCCCCTCGATAGGGATATAGGGATACGTCCGCATGACTTCCTGGATGAGGGTGGACTGAAATTGCTGGCTCTCGCAGATAGCCAGGCTCATATTGGGGTACGCCTCCCAGCCGTCATGCACGAACGCAGCGTGACCGGTTTCCATCTTGGATCGGACCACAGAGAGGACATAGAAGTTGCCGTTCTCGTCCTCAGCGGTGGTAACCCGAGCGGTGTAGTCGGCTCGCTCCTTCTCGCTAGACGCAAGGTCGATCCCCATGCGTACGGTGTAGCGATGGCCTTCGGGCAGATCGTCGTAGTAACGGAAGTTCTCTCGACGGAAGACATTGCCTTCCATGAGTCCGCTAATGTCGTTGAGGTAGGAGCAGGCAAACATGGCGGAACCCATGTTGTCCTTCTCCTGATTAAGCAGGTCGATGCTCCACACATCTGGCCAAAGTGCATTGCCAGACTGATCGATGGCTCCCTTGACCAGATGACGCCAGCCCTTACCGCCCAATGAGGGAGGGGTAATAAGCTGCTCGTAGAGATCTCCCTCTGCCCATCTGGTGCCAAGCATCACCACCACGCCACCTGGAACCAAACACGGGCGCAGCGTCTTCCAGAACCAGGTATCGATCTTTTCAGACTGCTCGATGTTGGCGTAGTTCTCCTCATCGATGATGTCGTCGCAGAAGATGAGATCGAACCGCTTACTGATGATGGCCCCGCCTGCACCTGCGGAGTACATCGTCACGTCCTTGGTGCCGTTCATGATCGAGTCGCGTAGCAGCCACTCGACATCGGTCATCTTGGCACTGCCCGTGGTCAGATCCCCGAACACCTCGCGGAACTGCTCGTTGGACTCCATATTCCAGCGAATAGCACGGCTGAAGTCATTTGCCTGCTTGGCGGTATTGCTGATCAGACCGACCCGCAGGTTCTTGTTCTTGGCGATAAGCCAACTCAACAGAATCGTGTTGCCCCACGTGGTTTTGGCGTGTCCGCGTGGCTCCAGAACGACACACGATTCACCACGGGCAATGGAGTTGAGGATGAACTCCACCATCTCACGATGGTGAGGGGCAGCAACGTGACCGAAGACATATTCCCCGAAGGCGAAAACGTCAGTTTGGCTTAGCCCCTTCAATGCGTATGACCGCAGATCCGCCAGCGTCATTCCGTGCTCCTCTAGAAAGCTCTTCAAGCCTTCTGAGGAATTCGGGATCGAGTCCTCGGGAAACGGGGTTGGAGTCGCCAACGACAGTGGCCTCCGTGCGTTCGGTCGCCTTACCGGTCAAGAGCTGCAACTTGTCGATGGCGAGGGTGATATCGCGCGGCTGTACAGTTACCGATCCATCTCGGATGGCCTGCAGCCCCGCAAAGATAATGGCGCGAGCGGCCTGGATCTGTTCGTACTCCAGGTCTTCGATATCCTGGACGAACTTGGTGACATCCTTCTCCAGGCGTTTCGCGCTAACCGATCGGCGGAACTCGTCGCGCTTCTCCTGCCAATCGCGCTTACGCGCTTGTTCGGCCATCGAAGACCAACCATCCATGCCGTATTTCTCGGCCAACTTGCGGATGCTGATATTGGTCGTGATGTACTCGCGTTCAGCGAGGTCGTAATCAATCTTGCTCATGTTCCAAGGAAGTCAGCACAAATAAGCTCCAGGGCACGCCAGTCTTCGATCTTGCCCTGATCTTCTTCAACCATCTTGACCTGAGCGATGGCCTTATCGATCACCGCTGCCACTTCAGGCGGCATACGGTAAATCCGTTCCACCCACCGCATTCGCTC